CAGCTATAAGCCGGAGGACTTCTCCGACGTCGGGCAGGCCGAGGTATTGGCAAAACACTTCTCGAATGAGCTCAGGTACTCACCGGCCACCCACTTCATCCGCTATACGGAACACTACTGGAAGGAAACAGAGCCCGGTGCGCAGGCGGTCGCCCATGAGCTGACACGCAGGCAGCTGAAGGAAGCCACCAAGGACATGCAGGAGGCTCTGAAGAAAATGGAGGACTGCGGTGCCCAGACCATCCTCGACGGCACCAGCAAGGCAAAGGCCGAACAGTTGATGAGCGACGAGCAGCTGGAGGCATATAAGGAATTCCTGTCTGCCAAGGCCTACCAGTCCTTTGCCCTCCGTCGCCGGGACTCCAAATACATCACCGCGACCTTAAAGGAATCGCACCCGATGCTGGAAATCTCTCCGAGGGACTTGGACGCTGATCCCTTCGCACTATGCACCCCGGCTGCCACCTATGACCTGCGGCGCGGCCTTGCCGGTGCCCGTGAGCATTCGCCGGAGGACTTCATTACGAAGATCACCTCGGTCTCACCCAGCAGCAAGGGAGAACAGATCTGGCTGGACTGCCTCGACCTGATCTTTTGCCATAACCAGCAGCTGATCGATTACGTCCAGATGATCTGCGGACTGGCCGTCATTGGCAAGGTCTACGTGGAAGCCCTGATCATCGCCTACGGCTGTGGCCGGAACGGTAAATCCACCTTCTGGAATGCCGTCTCCCGTGTGCTCGGCCTGTACAGCGGCAACATCTCTGCGGATACCCTGACGGTCGGCTGCAGGCGAAACATCAAGCCGGAGCTGGCCGAGGCCAAGGGTAAGCGCCTGCTCATCGCTGCAGAGATGCAGGAAGGCGCAAGGCTCAACGACTCCACCGTCAAGCAGCTCTGCTCCACGGACGACATGTTCGCAGAGAAAAAGTACAAAGATCCGTTTTCCTTCACGCCTTGCCACACGCTGGTGCTCTATACCAACCACCTGCCTCGCGTCAGTGCGTCCGATGACGGCATCTGGCGGAGGCTGATCGTGATCCCCTTTGACGCCAAGATCGAAGGCTCCGGCGACAAGAAGAACTATGCCGAATACCTCTATGCCAACGCCGGTGAAAGTATTCTGGCGTGGGTGATCGAGGGTGCCAAAAAGGTGATCGAGCTGGACTACCGGATTCCTGTCCCGGAGTGCGTGCAGAAGGCTATCGATGAGTACCGCGCCCAGAATGACTGGTTCGGGCATTTCATTGAAGACAAATGCGATGTCGGGGACGGCTACCGGGAAAGCTCCTCGGCGCTGTATCAGGCCTACCGGAACTACTGCGTGGACACGAACGAGTATGTCCGCAGCACGGCAGACTTCTACTTTGCGCTGGAGAACGCCGGATATGAGCGCGTGGTGCTCAAGAGGAAGCGCTTCTTTACAGGCCTGCGCCTGAAAACCGACGACGGGGATTTTGATGATTTTCTGACCTGATCCCGGTATGTGACAAGGTGTATCAAGGTCATATACAAAAGTTCTCTTAGGCCTAAAAAAAATCAGCCTAAGAAAAAGTCCAGTAAATGGCATTGATACACCTTGCACCTTGGCCGTTAATCGGCCTGATGGAGGTAACCGAATGCGAGAAAAGACAATAGAGAAAAAGCTGGCTGACGCAGTAAAGAGTCGTGGTGGTCTGGCACCGAAATTCACGAGTCCGGGCTTTGATGGCATGCCGGATCGGATCGTACTTCTGCCGGGTGGCCGTATGGCCTTTGTGGAGGTCAAGGCTCCCGGCAAGGCTCCGCGCCCTTTGCAGGAAGCGAGACACCGCCTGCTGCGCCAGCTGGGATTTAAGGTCTACGTCCTTGATGGCGAAGACCAGATCGGAGGAATCCTTGATGAAATATGTACCCCATGACTACCAGCGGTATGTCACCAACTATATCGAAACCCACCCTGCCTGTGCTGTTCTTCTGGACATGGGACTTGGCAAGACGAGCATCACCCTGACAGCACTCCTTGACCTGTTGTTCGACACCTTTGAGGCACACCGCATACTGGTGATCGCACCCTTAAGGGTGGCACGGGACACGTGGCCAGCGGAGATCGAAAAGTGGGATCACTTAAAGCTCCTGACCTACTCCGTGGCGGTTGGCTCAGAGAAGGATCGCATCGCCGCCTTAAAGAGACCGGCTGACATCTATATCATCAACCGGGAAAACGTCCAGTGGCTGGTGGAACAAAGCGGCATCCCCTTTGACTTCGACACTGTCATCGTGGATGAGCTCTCTTCCTTCAAGAGCAACCAGTCAAAGCGCTTTAAGGCTCTGATGCGGGTGCGGCCACGGATAAAGCGGATTGTCGGGCTGACCGGTACCCCTTCCGCGAACGGCCTCATGGACTTGTGGGCAGAATTCAAGATTCTGGACATGGGTGAACGGCTCGGACGCTTTATCGGGATGTACCGCAACAACTACTTCACCCCGGACAAGCGGAACGGCCAGATCATCTACTCCTACAAGCTCCTGCCCGGTGCGGACAAGGCGATCTACAAGCGGATCTCGGATATCACCATTTCCATGAAGGCAGCCGATCACCTGAAGATGCCGGAGCTCGTTATGAACAACTGCGTGGTGGAGCTGTCCGATGATGAGCGCGAACGGTACGAGGAGCTTAGGGCAACGCTGGTGCTGCAGCTGCCAGAGAAGGAAATCACGGTCGCAAACGCAGCCGCCCTCACCGGCAAGCTCCTGCAGATGGCAAACGGCGCGATCTACGATGACGCCAAGCAGCAGATCCGGATTCACGACCGGAAGCTGGACGCCTTGGAGGATCTGATCGAGGGAGCCAACGGGAAACCGGTGCTGGTAGCCTACTGGTTCAAGCACGACCTTGAGCGGATCAAGTCCCGTTTCAAAGTCCGGGAAATCAAGACCTCTGCCGATATCCGTGACTGGAATGCCGGAAGCATCCCTGTGGCCGTCATCCACCCGGCCTCAGCCGGACATGGCCTCAACCTGCAGGCAGGAGGCTCCACCCTCATCTGGTTTGGCCTCACATGGTCACTGGAGCTTTACCAGCAGACCAACGCCCGTCTCTGGAGGCAGGGACAATCCGAGACCGTCGTCATCCACCACATCATTACAGATAACACTGTGGATGGCCGCGTTCTGAAGTCACTCCAGAATAAGGAGAAAACACAGGACGGCCTGATTGCTGCAGTAAAGGCCGAGCTGTACCGATGACAATCAGAGTCAAATCACGAAAACCAGAGTCAATCCGAGGATTACGAGAATCGGAGGTGAGACTTTGAACCCATACGAGGAACTGGCAAATGCCATCGTCCTGCAGGCCGTGAAGGATTACCGGCTCACGGATGACGAGGCAGAGCTTGCCGAAATCGAGCGCTTCTTCCGCTCCGGCTGGTTTGGTGTTCTATCAAAAGTCGACCCGGAGTATCTCATCAGAAAGCTGCGGAAGGAGAAATCGAAATGACAGCAAAGGAATATTTATCACAGGCGCGGACGCTGGATATGCGGATCAAGTCCAAGCTCCAGCAGATTGAGTCCTTAAATGAACTGGCTACCTCCTGCACCATTACCTACAGCGACATGCCCCGGAACCCGAATCACGGAGGCTCCAAGGTGGAACGTGCTGTGCTGAAAATCATCGAACTGCAGGAAAGCCTGAAGAAGGACGTGGAGGATCTGGTAGAACTGAAGGAACAGATCATGGCGACCATTCAGTCCGTTGCCGACGTGGAACTGCAAACCCTGCTGGAGAAGCGGTACCTCTGCTTTCTCTCGTGGGAGAAGATTGCGGTCGAGATGCATTACAGTATCCAGCATATTTACCGGATGCACGACACGGCACTTTCCTGTGTCAGCACCATCATGAGAGCTAATGAGAGGGAATGAGAGTCGCCTCTTATGATAGTATTATGATGGACAAAATGAAATGAACCGGAAGCCTTGTGGGAGCGATCTCCTGCAGGGCTTTTCTTATGCCGAAATGGAGGTGACACAGGTGCCAAGAAAACCCAAGCGTCCCTGCTCCTTTCCGGGCTGCCCACGCCTGACTGACGGGCGCTTTTGTCCGGAGCACGAGAAGCTGGAGAACAAACGATACGAAAAGTACGACCGCGATCCTGCCAGCAAGCGCAGGTACGGACGTGCATGGAAAAGAATCCGCGACCGTTACATGAACGCCCACCCACTCTGCGAGCGCTGCCTTAAGGAAGGCAGGTACGTGAAGGCCGAGCAGGTGCACCACATCAAACCGCTGGCCGAGGGAGGAAATCATAATGAAGAGAACCTGATGTCTCTTTGCACGGCCTGTCATGCGAAGATTCATGCAGATCGCGGAGACCGCTGGCACACCCACTCTGACCGGTAGGGGCGGGTCAAATCTCTACGCCCTGTGCCCCGTGGAACGGGCGTGGGGTCGCGTGTGTGCGTGCGCGTTTTCAAACGGGGAATATACCCCCAGATAAGCGAGGTGATTTTTATGGCTAAGGACGGTACAAACCGAGGCGGTGCCCGGATGGGTGCCGGAGCCAAAAAGAAGCCCTTAGCTGACAAGATCGCTGAGGGCAATCCGGGCAAGCGAGCGCTGACTGTCATCGACTTCGATTCTCACGCAGCCGATTTGGAAGGTCAACCGATGCCCAAACCGTCACGGCTCCTGTCCGCAAAGCAGAAGGACGGGAAAAAGCTGCAGGCGGCAGAAATCTATAAGAACACATGGGCGTGGCTGCATGAACGCGGCTGCTCCTCTTTGGTTTCACCCCAGCTCTTGGAGCGCTATGCTATGAGCTGTGCCCGGTGGATTCAGTGTGAGGAGGCCGTGACGGAGTTTGGCTTCCTCGCCAAGCACCCTACCACCGGGAATGCCATCCAGAGTCCCTACGTCGCTATGGGACAGAACTACATGAGCCAGACCAACCGGCTCTGGATGGAGATCTACCAGATCGTGAAAGAAAACTGTGCCTCCGAGTACACCGGCAGCAATCCGCAGGATGACGTGATGGAACGGCTGCTCCGTGCTCGACGAGGCGACGCATAGGATCGGAGGAATGATTATGTTTGAGAAAGTGAATCCGGCACACCCGGATAAGGTTGCCGACCGCATCGCAGGTGCCCTTGTGGATCTGGCCTATGAAAAGGAAGCTGATCCGAGGATCGCAGTGGAAGTCCTGATCGGCCACGGCATCTGCCACATCATTGCAGAAACCTCGGTCTCCCTCTCCCGTGATGAGGTGGAGGCTGTCGTAAACCGCATCGCCGGAAACCTTGTAGCCGATTACCGCGAGGTGCCGCAGGATGCCCACCTGTCGGATAACCAGAAAGATGGTATCCGCTGCGGCGACAACGGGATCTTCAAAGGCGTCCCGGTGACAAGGGAGCAGAAAGCCCTCTCCGCCATTGCCAGAAGCATCTACCAGAAATACGGCACGGATGGAAAGTACATTGTTGACGAGGCAAGGCTGATCATCTGCCAGAGCAACGCTTCGACAGAGGAACTGAAAAGCCTCTATCCCGGAGCCGAGGTCAATCCGCTCGGTGATTGGTCTGGCGGCACGGATGTGGATTCCGGAGCGACCAACAGAAAGCTCGGTTCCGACACTCCGTCACGGGCGGTGGCCTGCATGGAAAGGATCTCAGCAAGGCTGATGTCAGCGTGAACATTTACGCTTGGCTGCAGGCACAGGAAACGGGCATTCCAGTCGAGGTCTGCTGCGCCATTGGCGATACCAGCATTGACGGTGTTCCGTACAGAGAAATTGTGGAAACAGCGAGGGACTACATCCGCTCCATCGGCGGTTTTGAGAAGTTCGCTGAGTGGGGTCTCGTATGAATATAGAAAAGAAAAATGTGAAAGACTTACTCCCGGCTGACTACAATCCCCGTAAGGATCTGCAGCCCGGAGATCCAGAATATGAAAAGCTGAAGCGCTCCATCGAGCAGTTTGGCTATGTGGAGCCGGTCATCTGGAATGAAAAGACCGGTCGTGTGGTCGGCGGCCACCAGCGCCTGAAGGTACTGACGGATATGGGCATCACCGAGGTGGATGTCGTGGTCGTTGACATGGACACCGAGAAAGAAAAGGCGCTCAACATCGCCCTGAACAAGATCAGCGGTGAGTGGGACACAGAAAAGCTCGCTCTGGTCATCGCCGACCTGCAGGGCACGGACTTCGATGTCTCCCTCACCGGCTTTGATCCGGAGGAGCTGGAGGATCTGTTCCGGGACGATGTAAAGGGTGGCGTCAAGGAGGACGACTTCGATGTGGAGGCGGAGCTTAAAAAGCCCACCTTCTCCAAGGCAGGTGACCTCTGGATGCTCGGCGAGCACCGACTTTTCTGTGGGGACTCCACGAAGCCTGAAACCTTCGACCTTCTGATGAACGGCAAGAAGGCAAACCTCGTGGTGACCGATCCCCCGTACAACGTGGACTACAAAGGCAGCGCCGGGAAGATCAAGAATGACAGCATGGCCGAGGATCAGTTCGAGCAGTTCCTGCTTGCTGCCTACCAGCAGATGGAGGCAGCGATGGCGGATGACGCCTCGATCTACGTGTTCCATTCTGACTCCCACGGTCTTGCCTTCCGTAAGGCCTTTGAAGAGGCTGGCTTCTATCTCTCCGGATGCTGCATCTGGAAGAAGCAGTCGCTGGTGCTGGGCAGGAGCCCCTACCAGTGGCAGCACGAGCCGGTGCTCTTTGGCTGGAAGAAGAAAGGCAAGCACCAGTGGTACACCGGGCGTAAGGAATCCACCATCTGGGAATTTGACAAGCCGAAGAAAAACAAGGATCACCCGACTATGAAGCCGATTGCGCTGGTGTCGTATCCGATCATGAATTCCACCATGACCGGCTGCCTTGTCCTTGACCCCTTCGGCGGTTCCGGCTCGACCCTCATTGCCTGCGAACAGACCGGTCGCATCTGCTATACCGTGGAGCTGGACGAGAAATTCTGCGACGTCATCGTGAGGCGCTACATCGAACAGGTCGGCTCCGCTGATGGCGTGACGGTGCTTCGTGACGGCCTGACCTACCGCTTTGACGAGGTGCCGGATACTGACAATTAAGCACAGATTCCTCCGGCGATTTTTGTCACATATATCCTCAGAATCCGCTTGCTATTACAGGCCTTCAGAGTGATATATGTACGTACCAAAACAAAGGAGGTACATACCATGAAAGCAACTTACAACGTAACAGGAGCAGCCAGAAAAGAGCTGGTGAAGGTCATCGGGAGCACCCTCGGCACAAAGCCGGTCTACAAGTTCATGCCCACCTGCGCCTTCGAGATCGGAGTCATCACTGTTGAAAAGGACGGCACGATGGTCTGGGATGAGCGCACCGACGAGACTACCATTCAGGCAGTCATCGCCGCCCTTGCCGCAGCAGGCTTTACTGCCGAGATCGAGGGTGAGGCCGCACTGGAGGCCGAGGGATTGCAGGAAGCCGCGCACGAGGCCGGGGACGCCGAGGAAACCGACGACGCCGAGGAAGGCGACCGCCTGACGATTGCCCTCCCGAAAGACGGCTTCACGGACGGCTCCATCGAGAACCTGCGGAAGCTGGTCGAATCGAAAGCCACCCTGATCAAGAAGGCGCTCGGCGCAGACCGGATCACCATCGACACGGACGGCGACCGCGTGAGCTTCCCTTGGTGGGACAGGCAGCCGGAACCCGAAGAAACCCAGAGCTACATGGCCTTCCTCGCCGCCCTCTGCAAGATGGCCAAGGAAGCCAAGCGCGTAACCGCCAAGGAGACCGAGGTAGAAAGCGAGAAATACGCCTTCCGCTGCTTCCTCCTCCGGTTGGGCTTCATTGGAAACGACTACAAGCCGCAGCGCAAGATCCTGATGCGCCGCCTCTCCGGAAGCGCAGCCTTCCCGAACAGGGAAAAGGCCGATGCCTTTAACGCCGCGCAGAAGGCCAAGGCTGCTGCAGCAAAGGAGGTGCGCTCATGAGGATGATCAGGCCTGAACAGCTAAAGCGCCTGCGCGAAACCTACCCTGCCGGGACACGCGTCGAGCTTATCCAGATGGACGATGCACAGGCACCGCCCACCGGCACCTGCGGCACCGTGATCGGGGTCGATGACACCGGGAGCCTTCTGGTGAACTGGGATAACGGAAGCGGCCTCAACGTGATCTGGGGCGTCGATGTAGTCAGGAAGGTGGTGGCCGGAAATGACTGATACCATCCGCGAGCAGATACTCGCCATACGGGACACCGGCCTGACCAACATGTTTGATGTCCCGATGGTGCAGCGGCTGGCCTACGACAGAGGCTACTACGAGCTGGCCTTGTACCTCGAAGACCACCGGAAGGAATACGCGCACTTCATCCTCACCGGCGAGGCCGAATAAGGATGACGCCAAGGGAGCCGGACGGCTCTTTTGGTCGTAGTAAACTACACAATTTGACCCTCCGCTTTTTGTTCATTATATGTGCGGAACTTCTGCAGAATTGACTTGCTATTATCGGCCTTCAGAGTGATATATGTACGTACCGAAAGGGAAAACACACAACGGAGGTAACGACCATGACAATCAATGAAGCAATGAGAACCTACAGACTCCCGAACCCCACCACCCCGGAAGACCTCGAATGCCGCTGGAGCAAGATCCTGAACTTCGGCGACAAGGTACTCCTCGCCGGATACTACTACAACGGCAAGGGAAAGCCCAGCTACTTCGGAGCGGTTTACGAGCACCTCGATGACGACCTTTCCTGCGAAGGAACCATCGGGCTTTGCG